GTTTAAAACTAAAAAAGATGTCTTAGGAAATCTTGATTTTTGGAGAATGTATATAGATGAACCATTCGATAAACCGTGTATTTGGCGGGTGTCCCCAAAGCATGAGTTTCTTTCTTTGGAAGAAATCGTCGAGAACAATAAAATACGAACTTTTATAATACCACCAGTGCATTTATTGTATTGGCAAAAAGTTTTTGGAGTTGGCGATGAATATGTAAAGAAACTCTTTCCAGGAGACATTTGTTATGGATACACGTTCCAATACGGAGGATTCGATCGTTTAATTAGAGAACACGGAGAAGGTAGTTTTAGCAAAACTATGAGGCGAATTTTTTGGGAAGGCGATATTTCAGGATATGATAGGAAAAATCCACTAATAAAGTTAGTTTGGGAAATACGCGAGAAATACCTTAAAATGCCTAAAGGATTGCGAAAACATTTTCGCTGGGTTGTCAATAATACTGTAAAAAGTTTTATGTTGTTACCAAATGGGGACATAGTTTTTAAGGAGTGGGGAAATAATTCAGGATCAGGAACTACAACTTCTGATAACTGTATATCTCACCAGCTTATAAATAATTATTTCCGGAAAAAGATGGAGCGAAAGCTCAATTTTGATCCAGATACAATTCACTCAAATATTTTTGGAGATGATATTTTATCATCTTCAGATTTATCTAGGGACCCATTATTGGAAGCAAAATTTGTGTTGCGTTTGTACGACTGGATGTGTGGAACATATGCAGAATTTGGATTAGTTGTTAAGAAAACGGCTTTCAAAGTACAAAAGAGCCCTGTTGGAATGCATTTTCTAGGGGCAACATGTAGAGTTTATGGAGAAAGATTTGTACCATCTTATGATTCAGATCGCATATACTCGGCTTTTAAGTATGAAATTAAACGACACGATACGGACCAAGAAATAATGAAGGCTTATGCTTTACTTCATTTGTCGTGGTATGATGAAGAACTTTTCAATCATATCACAACGTTTTTAGATAACATATGTGCTGACGAGTCGATTGGCTCATCATCTGTTTTAACTTTGAGAAGACATGGTCTACCAAACCGATCGCAGGTGATAAACCAATTTTGGTTAGGGAGGGAAGGGTCTTATGATTTTGCCCCCCCCCAAATTGACATCACATTAAAAGAATGGACGGAGGAGGATTTAAAAAGAAAAACCGTCGTGCCTCAAAACTCGACAGGATTCTTTGAAAATTTTAATATGAATGGAGAGAGAATGTTATCAAGAACGCAATTTGAGAGTAAACATAAAGGCAAGTACAGAAACTTGTCAGCAGCAGATAAGAAGAAGCGATATGAGGATTATTCCCGGACGCGAGCAAGTGTGCCCCGGAAGTCCTCGAAATTGGGTCGCGAGCCAAAGGGCCCAGTTTCAACAATTAACCCCCCCCGAGGAAAACAACTCGTTGCTTCCAACCAAATTCGAACGGATGAGTTTGGAATGCCAAAGAGATCGGGTAGAGGTAAAGGAACCAGAAGAAGAGACGGAGAGGTCAAGCTCTCTGGGTGTGGAAAACTCTACATCTCAGGGCTACTTGTACCATTCCAATTTGTCGATGGAACAGCAGCGCGACTTAATAGAGGGTTGGGCATGTCAGGGGATATTCCCGAGGATTTGCCATGTGTGCCCACCTTCCCATCTATTAAATCGAGACGACATAAAATATTTATTCGCACGTCCGCCAGCACCGGGGCTTTTACGAATTTCCAAGTGATGTTCGCACCACGAAGAATTAGTAATAATTACCCCATAACGTTTGGAGATTTTCCACCGTTATTTGTGTCCAACGGTACAGGTGATCCAGGATTGTCATTTAATGACATGATTGATATTCGGGGAACCCCCATTAGTGGGGTGTTCACTGGATACAACTGGAATTCAGACTATACAGTTGCCGCTATAACGCCGTTAAATACCATACGTGTAGTGTGCGCGGGATTACGAATAAGATATGCGGGGTCAGAAGTCAACATGGCGGGTATAGTGCATGCGGTTGAAGAACCGAATCACTTTACCTTAAATGGTGCCTCTTTGGCTTACGTTTCTAATTATGAATCGTATTTTCGTTGCCCTGTTTCAAAGAAATGGTGTACTTTAACATATAATCCGGTAGATCCAGAGGAATATGAGTATCAAAAAGATGCGGCAGAGGATCCTTCGTTAGTTGGATCTCTGTTAACATATCGAATGAATCACCATTATATGGGTTTTATTGTTCAAGGAGTGACTCCTCAATCGCTTTTTGAAATAGAATGTGTGGCCATAATTGAGGTTGTAGGATCTAATATCAGAGACTTGAAACAAGCTACATCTGATATCAGATCAGTAGAGATTGCAGGTAATCATATAAATCCTGCAAATCAACAAGTTCAAAATGAGTCACCAAAATCACTCATATCAACTGTTTTAGACAGTGCTAGAGACTTCACGGAAGTCATAGCACCCGCTATTATGGCAATGATATGAGATTTTATGCTTTTTAGGAAAAGCACACCGCTTTTGTGTAAGTTCGCAAGCGGAATATAAATAAAGGAAATAAACAAAATCAAAAAAAAAAAAAAAAAAAACGGAAGAGGAAAAGAAAACGCCAGAAAACCAAAGAAGA